TTTCGAATTCGTTTAAAAAACAGTTTACTTTTACCCCAAAGTGTGGTATAATAGATACTATGTATGTATTAAATAATGGAGACTGTGTATGCAATTAGAAGATATATTAGAAATGTGGAAGAAGGATTCTGTTATAGATGAAATGACTTTAGACGAATCTTCTAGACAATCAGCCAGCCTCCATTCCAAATATTTAGAATTACTAAGTGTTACTAGACTTAGAGCTAAAAAACTAGACTTAGAATTTAAACCCCTTCTTAGAGATAAGTTTATGCACTATAATGGTAAACTATCTCAGGCAGAACTAGACCAAAAGGGTTGGGATTATGATCCTTTAAATGGTCTTACCGTACTTAAAGGTGATATGGATAAATGGTATGATGCAGATCCTATTATTCAAGAACACCAATCTAAAATGATATATCAACAAGAACTAGTAGATACTCTTAAAGAGATTCTCGATAATGTTAAATGGAGACATCAAACCATTAAGAATATGATAGAATGGAGAAAATTTACAAGTGGAGTTTAAAATATATGACCACAAATACGAATGGAAAGGTAATTTTAGTAAGGCACGTGATTTAATTAAAGCGGCTCTAGAAGATTTAGGTCATTTCGAAGGTTTTGGTGAATTATCAATTTATAATCATACTTGTATAGATAATTTAGATGATTTACATGGTCCAGTCTTATTTGTTAAACCAACAGCACCTACAGCAGAACATTTTGCTATTGATAACCTAGGTTATGCTAATAGTTCTAGTCTAGCATTTGAAGAACCTATGGAATATGAACATATGTATACTCATTTAAATCCTAAGAATAATATGGATTGGTCTAACATAGAAAAATTTATAGAAAATAAAACAAATAAATGGGATGATTCTATTTTATTGAAGTGGAGACCTGCAAAGGATATACCTGAAGATCATATATTGATAATTGGTCAAATACCTGAAGATGAAGTAACAAATGGATTTGGGTTTAAAGGTCACTTTGATAGATTAAGAATGATAGTAGATAAATTACAACATGAGAATATTGTAGTAAAACTGCACCCGAGTTTTAAACTACGAGGCAAAACAAAAGATATTGTCGACAAATGGATTCAAAATGATATAGATGTTAGAACCGGATTTAATTCTATACACGATTTCCTCCCGTACGCACGCGTAGCGATCGTAGATAATAGTACCTCCGGAATAGAATGTTTAATGCACGAAGTGCCTATCATATCTTATGGCTGGCCAGAATACCATTGGGTAACCAAGAAACTACAATCATTAACTCAATTAAGAGGATTAGTATCAGATACTTCTTGGCATGAAAGGGATGCAGCCAAAAAGTTTATTTACTGGTACATTCACGATTATTTGTGTTATGATTTTGAAAGCACTAAAAGAAGATTAAATGGACTCCTTAAAAGTTAAAAAATTTAACGAAACTTTCTTATTAATTAAAACCGAACCTAGCATAGAAAGAGAACTTGCGGAGCATTTTTGTTTCTATGTACCTGGATATAAATTCATGCCGGCGTATCGAAATCGAATGTGGGATGGTAAGATACGCCTATTTGATATGCGTGCATGTACATTATATACAGGGTTATATAACTATCTTTTAGAGTTCTGTATTGAAAGAGGATACACAATAGAAGGTGATGAAATCATTGAAAAAAGTGATATTGATGTAGATTTAATGACAAAAGGAATGCCCCTGTGTGTAAATTCGGCTGATATAACACCAAGACCGTATCAAAAAAGTGCCTTAAAACACGCCCTAGACGTCCAGAAATCGTTATTATTGTCTCCTACCGCTTCAGGTAAAAGTTTAATCATTTATCTGGCTACGAGATTTTACATTAATAATGATCCATCTAAGAAAATATTAATAGTAGTTCCGACGGTATCTTTAGTAGAACAAATGTATTCTGACTTTGAAGATTATAGTTCTAAAGATGAAAGCTTTCATACTGATGAATATTGTAGAAAAATACACGGTGGAACCGAAAAAGGGTTTATCTTTGAAAGAGTAATAATAAGCACATGGCAATCTATATACAAAAAACCTAAAGAATTCTTTAAAAATGTTGGTATGGTTATAGGAGATGAAGCACATCAATTTAAAGCCAAATCTTTAACAGCTATAATGGAGAAATGTGTTAATGCAAAATATAGAATAGGAACTACAGGCACATTAGATGGAACTCAAACACATCAATTAGTATTAGAAGGATTATTCGGACCAGTACATAAAGTTACTACATCTAAAGAGTTAATGGATAAAGGTGATTTAGCTCAAATGGATATAACTGTACTGTTATTAAAATATCAAGATGAGTATTGTAAGGTTGTATCTAAACTTAAATATCAAGAAGAATTAGATTTTATCGTTAAGTATCATCCTAGAAATAACTTCATTGCTAATTTAGCTTTGGATCAAAAAGGTAATACTCTTATATTATTTCAATATGTAGATAAACATGGTAAACCTTTACATGATTTATTAACTAAAAAGATAGCAAAGAAGCGAAAATTATTTTATGTATCTGGAGAAACGAAAGTTGATGCGCGCGAAAAAATTAGATCTATTACAGAAAAAGAAAATGATGCTATTATCGTTGCTTCTATAGGCACGTTCTCTACTGGTATAAATATAAAGAGACTACACAATTTAATATTTGCGTCTCCTTCTAAATCTCAGATAAGAGTACTACAATCTATAGGAAGAGGCCTTCGTGTGAGTGGCGATGGTATAAATACTAAAGTATACGATATCTCTGATGATTTACATTGGAAGAATAAAAAGAACTATACTTTAAATCATGCTGCAGAAAGAATTAAAATTTATGCAAAGGAAAAATTTAAGTACAAATTGTACGAAGTAAAAATATGACAGAAGAAAGATTAAATATCAGACAATTTAAAATGCTTAATGGGGAAGAGATCATCGGGTTAGTCAATCAAAAAGAAACTAATTCTTATATTATTGAAAGACCTTTTAGGATTTTACCTAATATGATTGGAGGATTTACGCTTCTACCATGGTTTCCATTTTCATCACAGAAACTATTTAAAATAGGCAATAAATTTATAATGCACCATGTTGAAATTGATGAAGACATGAAGACTGAATATATCAAATTAGCTTCTGCTAAACCTAAATTAGCTAAGCCAGCCTTGGCGCGAACAGATAGCAGAGAATTATTACAGGAATTTGAAGAGTTTTTAGAAGAAGAAGTAAGAGAAGAATTTGATTTTGATCATGATTTTAAAAAGAATAAGGTCTTACATTAAATCTGTACTCTCTCTTTCACAGGACACTCTATTATTATACCACAGAAATGGGCAAATGTAAACCTTTTTTTTCAATTTTTTGAAAATATTTTGGTTTACTTTAAGTCAAAAATGTAGTATAATAGAGAGTATAATTATAATGATAATATTATGGAGACACCTATGGCTGATAAAAAGAAAAAAGCCCATTACATAAATAATAAAGAGTTTTCATTAGCAGTAGTTGACTATGTCACCTTGGCTAATAAAGCTAAAGCAAAAGATAAACAAGTACCTATGGTAACAGATTACATAGCAACTTGTTTTCTTAAAATTTCCGAAGGTCTATCACATAGGCCTAATTTTGTAAGATATACTTATAGAGAAGAAATGGTTATGGATGCAGTTGAGAATTGTCTTAGAGCAATAAAAAATTACAAAATTGAGACCGCAACCAGAACAGGCAAACCTAATGCCTTTTCATATTTTACTCAGATCTGTTATTTTGCCTTCATACGTAGAATAGCTAAAGAGAAAAAGCAACAAGATATTAAATTCAAGTTTATTGAGAAGATGGGGATAGAAGATTTCACTCAAATGGGTATGGATGATTCTGGTGCCGCAGAATCTATGGTGTATATAGACACACTAAGAGAACGTATGTCTAAAGTACGACATGGAGATCAAGCACTTAAAGAATTTAAAGCAAAAGAAAAAGCTAAAGAAAAAGAAGACAAACGCCTAGAGTTATTTATGAAATGAAAAGAATGACTACAGCAAAAAAGATTCAGGCAAATAGACTGACTGCTAAAAGAACAAGAAAGGATTTAAAAAGAAGGCCTCATGTAAAAGCCTTAATTAAATTGCAAAAAAAGATTAATCTTATGTATAGACAAGCCAGAGCAAAGTGAAATTAGCAATACTTAATGATACCCACTGTGGTACTAGAAATTCTTCTGAAATTTTTTTAAATTATCAAGAAAGATTTTATAATGAAATATTCTTTCCTTATATGAAGGAACATAACATCAAACATATACTCCATTTAGGAGATTACTATGAACACAGGAAGTTCGTCAATTTTAGAGCGCTTAATAATAACCGTAAGGTCTTTCTTGAGCCCATTAGGGATGCTGGTATTACTATGGATATTATCCCTGGGAATCACGATGTATATTTTAAAAACACTAACGAACTTTGTTCTCTCAAAGAACTTCTAGGATATTTTACAACTAACGTCAACATTATTATGAAACCGACGGTACTTGAATATGATGGATTGAATGTAGCACTTCTCCCTTGGATCAATAATGCTAATTATAACGAGTATACTAATTTTGCAAATACTTGTAAGGCAGATATTCTTTGTGCACATTTAGAATTAAAAGGTTTTGATGTACAACCAGGTATAGTAAATCCACATGGAATGAATGCAGATACATTTAAGAGATTTGAATCAGTTTATTCTGGTCATTTTCACACTAAGTCTACAAAAGGAAACGTTACTATGCTCGGAGCTCAAATGGAGTTCACCTGGGCCGACGTCGATGATCCTAAATACTTCCATATATTAGATACGCGTACACGCGAGCTCACGCCCGTGCGTAACCCTATTACCATATTTAAAAAGTTCGTTTACGACGACGAAACCATAGATTATAACAAGATAAATATAAAAGAGTTCGAAAGAAAATTTATAAAGCTTATTGTATTAAACAAAAATGACCTTTATATGTTCGATCGTTTCATAGATCGACTACAAAATATTCAAACCTACGAACTCAAGATAGCCGAGAGCTTTGAGGAGTTTATTGGCGAAAGCATACAGGATGATAAAGTGTCACTAGAAGACACTACTGAACTTTTAGACTCATATGTCGAAGCAGTAGAAACAGATCTAGATAAAGAACACATAAAAGTGAAATTAAGAGAGCTATATACTGAAGCTCAAAATCTCGAGGTAGTATGATCCAATTTACATCATGCAGGTGGAAAAATTTTCTCTCCACCGGCAACGACTTTACTGAAATTCAATTAGATAAAACACACACAACATTAATTATTGGACCTAATGGTTCAGGTAAGTCTACCCTATTAGATGCATTATCATTTGGTCTTTTTGGGAAGTCACACAGAGATATTAATAAAGAACAACTTGTAAATTCTGTCAATAAGAAGAGATGCTGTGTTCAAGTTGAATTTGAAGTAGGAGGATCCCATTATAAAATTAATAGAGAAATTAGGCCGAATAAATTTGAAATCTATCAGAACGGTAAGCTTATCAATCAATCATCACATGCAAGAGACTATCAAAAACTTCTTGAGCAAAACATTCTTAAACTTAATCACAAATCCTTTCATCAGGTTGTGGTACTTGGAAGTTCTTCTTTTATTCCTTTTATGCAGTTACCTTCTTGGTCGCGCCGTGGAGTCATTGAGGATCTTCTTGATATAAACATTTTTTCTAAAATGAATCAACTTCTAAAAGAGCGTAATGCTAATATTAGAGGACAAATAATTGATATAGACCATAGACTAGAACTTATTAAAACAAAAATAGGATCTCAAACAAAGTATATAAAAGATTTAGAATCCATCAATAAAGATCAAATCAGTCAAAAACGAGAATCAACTAGGACACATAAAAAAGAGATTAATACATTATTTAAAGAGTCAAAAGAATTAGGAAAAAATCTTACTGCTTCTATGAAATCAGAAGAAAAATCATATTCAACTCAACTAGATCAGGTTGCTAATATTAAATCACATAATCTCAATCTTAATTCTAGGATTAGAGAATTAGTATCAGAATCTAAGTTTTACGAAGAAAACGATCATTGTCCGACGTGTGATCAGGATATAACCGAAGAAAAAAAGAGTACTAAGATAAAAGTAGTTAAAGCTACGGCTAAAGAAGTTCAAAAAGAAAAAGAAGATTTACAAAGAAAACTATCAGTTCTTTCTACGACGACTACACAAATTCAAAAAAATCTAGGCGAACTTAGAGAAAAACAAAATAAAATTAATTCTAATAATGATTCTATATCAATATTACAAAAAGAGATTGACAAGATTCAAAAAGAAATTAATATTCTTTCTAGTCAAACCGGAGACGTAAAACAGGCAAAAACAGAATTGTCAGGATTAAGAGACGAAAAACAAGAAATTACCGAAAAGAAATTAACTTTTGTAGAGGAAAGAACATACAATGAAGTCATAGGTGAGATGTTAAAAGATACTGGAATTAAAACTAAAGTAGTTAAACAATATCTTCCTGTTATGAATAGGCTTATAAATCAATACCTACAAATTCTAGACTTCTTTGTAGCGTTTCATTTGGATGAGAATTTTAATGAGGTAATTAGATCACGTCATCGAGACACATTCAATTATGCTTCATTCTCGGAAGGTGAAAAATCTAGAATCGATCTTTCATTATTAT